CAACCGGAGTTGCTTATTATGCAGGAACGGAAGCATTACATTTACAATATTCTGCATTGGGGTATGTCCATTACATTCCTGTAACATCTCAAGGAGCACAACAAACTACTACCATTATAGACCAAGCAACACAAACCGCATCTGCTCCAGTTGCAACGACTACGACGACAACTTCATCTACTACATCATCGACAACTTCATCTACCACATCATCGACAACGGATTCATCTGGTAACGGGGGTAGTACATATACACCACCAAGTAATGGTGGATATGGTTATTAATAAGGGTTAAATAATGAGGGGTCTTGAAAAAATAAGGATTGATGAGTTAGTTCCTGAGCAATTACGAGATGTAGCTCAGAATCTAATTGACTTTCTTAAAGTATATTATTCTCAAGATGTTAATCCTACAACATTCATTGAAGAAATAACTCAAAGTAGAGATATTGATAGAGTTGCATCTGATGCCTTTCTTGAAAAGTTAGCCGAGACTATTGCTAAAGATGTACCCGATTCGGCGGTTGTTCAAAAAACTTTTTTGCTAAAGAGATTGGTTGACTATTATAATTTAAAAGGTACTAATCAATCAATTATAATTTTCTTTCAGTTATTCTATGATAAACTTGCTAAAGTTTATGAACCCTGGTCTAATGTTTTAGAAACATCCTCAAATAATATTGGGTCAAATAAGTTAGCTAGAGTACGACCATTAGAAGGTAAAGATATTTTTGAATTAGAAGATAAAGAGATAACACTTGAAAATGAATTTGGAGTTATTTTAGCTTCAGGCTATGTTCAAAGAATTACTGTCGAACAATACGAAGAAATATTATATACTCTTCACTTTGATTCAGGTTCTACTACAGGATTATTTACACCTGGGTTTAATATTATTAATAATGGAAACATATATGGTACTACCGTTGAAAGTCTGCAATCTATTAATATAGTAGATGGTGGTAGTGGATTTGAAAAAGGCGATATATTATTTTTAAAAGATAAACCTTTTACTACTTTTCAAGCTAAAATTATATCAACCGATGTAGACGGAAGAGCTTTAAAGTTTGAGATTATTCAAAGAGGAAATGGAACAGGGCCTGGTGAAACCCGCTTTATAAGAAATGACGAACCTTTGGTTTATCAGCTAAGAAAAAAAGATGGTCGTGTTTTAAATCCAACTACATTAGGTGCTGGTGTTGCAATGAATTTAAGCTTAACCTTTTCTACTCTTGTTGATGATACATCACAAAGTACAAATAATAAAGGACTATTATCTGATAATATTGTTTTACAAGACGGAAACTATTATAATAAGTATACTTATGAAATTAATGTTAACATTCCATTCAATGAATATAAAACTTCATTTCAAAATTTAATTCACCCAGTAGGTTATAACCTTTTTAATAATTTAAAATTAGAAAATATACCACCATTACAATTTAAAGAGCGATCAAGTGTTACCGAAGTAAGTACAGTTGGCTCAGCTAATTTTTTACCAGGTGGAACTAATAGATTATATTCTTTACTTGGGGCTAAGATGTCAGATGCTACACCCGATGAAAGAATTAACATTTCTCCTTACATGGGTTTAAGTAGAGATAATTATAGCGGATATCAGTCACCTTATCAATCTATTTCTCAAACTGCAACCGGTGCTTTTCCTTATACTCCTCACAAATATTTAAATGCTGTTACTGGAACCGATGATGCTGTTGCGGAAACTGCTGGTTATTTTATGGAAGACTTTGTTAATCAATCCCCAGGTTATAGAGAACTTATCGTAACAAATTCACAATTTTCTGTTGCAAATGGAAGATACTTACCTGGTGATTATTTAAGTCCGAGAGTAATCGGAACATTAAATGAAAATCAATTTTCAACAACTTTTAATGGAGAAACATATGAAGCAATAGATGTTCGTACAGATGGTGCTTTTGGTGATAGAAGATTTTATTTAATTGATGATACTAAGTCAACTTGGCCCGTTATTTTTGGAACTTATCAAGGTAAAATAATAGTAACAGGTGCAACCAATAGTACATATAATCGAACATATGAAGAGGTTACAGGTACTGGAATATTTGGAAATACTACCGATGGCGGATTTTCTATTCACCCAGATGGCAGATGGAAATTCACATACGGTGGTAATAATAATATTTTTTCTACTAACTCAAATATTGATTTCCTAGATGCTGATTGGACTGGTACTTTTATAAGTACAGAAGGTTGGAATATATCTACCACAGATGAAAGCGGATTTCCTTTTAAGGCTGTCAGAAATGCCTATAAAGAATCATACCCCTGGGTACGATACTATACTTCATTAGCTGACCCGTCAACATTCACATACACTGAGAGCGGGAAGTGGCCATCTTTTATGTTGAATCATACATTAGCTAAAACATGGGAATACAGGGCTCCGTCATCTGATGCAGCCGAACAAACTCATCTTCAAGATGGTCTTGGAAACAATGTTCGGTATGTAATGACTAAACCAATCGATACTACTAACCCTGAAGATATTAAACAAAGTGATGTTAATGTTGATGGCTATACCTCTGGAGCTTTCACATATTACTCTGGTGGTGCAACTTATTTTATTGCGAGCCGAGTTCCAGCAACATCTGGAAAAGGTGCTTATCCTAGATTTGGTAAGATAAATGGATTACCATATTATATACAGGATACTAGACCTTCGTTTGGAATCATATATAATCCACAATCTCAAGATAAGTGGAGCTCAACGGAACATGGTAGGTGGAGGCTCTCATATTATTCGCCTACTGCTAGTGTATTTAACGAAGGTGATGAACATAATATTAGTTCGTTCGAAATAAGTGGTATTACTGGTAGTGGTGCTACATTATTTAATTCTTCATCTGTTGGTACTTATACCGTAAGTGGTACTTATAATAGCCAACCTCGATGGCAATCAACAACTGGACACTTTATCAGATTTTTATCCTCTACTAATCAATGGGAGATTACTGATGATGGTGATGGCTATTATATATCAGAGGTACAAACACCACCTCAAGGTTCAGATGCGATTAGCTGGAATGATGGTCATAAACGCCCTTACCCTTGGAATGTTCAAACATGGTCAGCACACCCTGATGGAAATGGAAATAGTGACCAACCCGTGTTTTCTAATTTTGGAGGAGGAAGTCTTCCGTCAACTAATGCACCAGGTTTAGCTAAAGCTAGACCATTAGAATCAATTGCAAATAATACTACAAATTTTAATCAACCATTAGATAGAGCACCTAAGAGTATAGATACATCTCAGATAGCTCACGAAGAAATAATTAAAGACGATAGCTATGTCGTAGAATTTAGATAAATAGAATTATGAGTCAGTTAGTTATAAAAAATGCAAGAAGTTCTAAGACGCGTGGTGAGAGTTTACTTACTATTGGGAAAAGCTTTAACTTTATTACTCAATCATTAAAGACTAAGTTTATTGATTCATTCGAATCAGATTTAGATTCTAATCCTTTATACTTATTTTATGGAAGAGCTAATACGTGGGATTCACCAGCTGATACATATGAAGCTGACTCTCCTCCGCAACCATCAAATGCAATTCAAACAGATATCGATGCTAGAAGAGATATGTTGGCTGCCAAAAAGATATTAGCTTCAGACACCTCAGTTGGATTTAGAAAGGTTGCTTGGAAAAGTAATACAATATACGATCAATATAATACAAAAATTGACCAAACAATAGATGGTAACAATAATTATTATATTGTTCAAGACAATCCCAATGTAATTAATTACGGAGCGGTATATAAATGTTTAGATAATAATGGCGGTTCAGTTTCTGTATATAAGCCATATCAATACATTAAACCTGGAGTAAACCCTGAAATTTTAAAAGATGGTTATAAGTGGAAATATATGTTTACCATTCCAGGTTCAGATTTAAGTAAGTTTAATACAAACCAATCACCAAATGATAACTTTGTACCTATTAGTCTTGATACTTCATTCAAGGCGCCTTCAGGTACTATTGATAGAATTGATATTGATTCACCTGGGTTTGGTTATAAACCAACAATAGAACATGGAAAATATTATGGAGTTTATGATAGTCCAGTTGTTCCTATTTTTGTTGAAGGTGACGGAATAGAAATTGATTCAGCTAAATTGAAAATTTCTTCTGTCAACGCAGGAACTATTACTTCATTCGAACTTGATGAACCATCAGAGATTAAGTATGGTGCTAGAGAAGATAGATATACTATATTAGCAAATGAAAAATATAACAATTGGGTACCTGTTAAATTTATTGAAGATTTAGAATCAATTACATTTGATAATGCGTCGACAATTACGACCGGCGGTCGCTCCTTTGCATATGGCTTGGCCAAAATTGGAAATAACGGAAAAATAGATTGGAAGTCTAAAGACTCACCAGGTGTAATAATTATAGATGGTGGAAGTAATTATGCGACTGGCCAAAGTGTTCGAGTGGTTCAATCATCATGTATCCCCTTTGGAGTTGGGTATCACGATTCACCAACAGCATTAAGTGGTGCAGCATCTTTAGCTAAAATAAGTAATGGAATAAAAAAAATTATAATTGAATCTGTTGGACAGAATTATGCTAATGCAACTCTTATTCCAATACATAGCGCTGCTGATAGTAATGGCCCTGCACAATTCAAAGCTACACCGCAGATTGCCCCTCTAAAAGGTCATGGTGGCGACCCGAAATTAGAGCTTGCTGCAAATGCTATCTTTATTAACTCTAGGATTTTAGGAAGACAAGGAAATGTAGCTACAAGTGCAGATGACTTTCCATCAGTAAACGATTTTAGACAGGTTGGGTTAATACAAAATGCAAAAGATTTAAGAGGGCAAAAGATAAGTGCCGAAACAGTTTCTGCAAAATATATGATGAGAGTTGATGATGTTGATAATTCGATTGATACTTTACAAAAAACTGGCGATGCAGTTTCAAAGGATTTATTAATTCAAGGTGTGTCCAGTAGAGCTCAAGGAAGAATTGTAGATATCTTTTCTGGCCCAGGCGTAGAAAAAGAAATAAGATATGTTCAAATAGGAACTAGACGATTTCTTGAAAGGGAATACATTATCTATAAAGGTCTTTCTAATCCTATTAAAATAAAATCAAAAGATGATGGTGGAATTAGAGAACCAGAGATTGACGTGTATACTGGCAATATTTTGTATATAAATAACAATAGTAAGATAGAACGGGATGAAAATCAAACTGAGACAATTAACTTTTTAATTACATTTTAGGAAATATGGCTATTACATCATACAATGTTGCACCTTATCACGATGATATCAATATTAAGGATGCACAAGGGAAAACAGTACTGGATAAAAATTATTTAAGAATTTTGTTCCAACCGGGGTTTGCAATTCAAACGCGGGAAATGAATCAGCTACAATCTGTACTTCAGTCACAGATTGATAGATTTGGTTCTTCTTTTTATCGTGATGGTCAAGCTGTATTAGATGGTGAAGCAAGTTTTAGAGACAATGTTGTTTATGTGGAAGTTACTCTTCCTACAGGAGTAACATTGGCAGACTTAACTTCAGATATATTATTACAACCTACTATTGAAATTAGAACTAATGGCATTACTGGAGGTCAGTACGCTAAAGTTCTTGGAATCGAAGGTATTACTGCTGAAGTTATTAGAATTTATTTACAATCAATTTCAGATATATCAGATAGTTCATCAGCATCAGCAGCTTTAGACACTTTAGTACCAACGGGTGCAACTCTTCATTATAAAGAAGATATACAATTTATTAGTAAAACAGGAACTCTTAATGAGCGTACTGTTGCAAATACTTCACCTATAGCAACTATCTCAGCTAATGGTTATGGATTTTCTGCTTCGGTTAATGAAGGTATCTTTTATGTTAAAGGTTCATTTGTTCATACCCCTGCAATAAAAAGATTTTGGATTAAAAATTCATATGATGAAATTGTAAGAGGAGATGTTGTATTAGCAATAACAGAAAAAATTGTAACATCAGCTCAAGACTCAACTCTTTTAGATAATTCAACTGGGTCATACAACTTTTCTGGTCCTGGTGCAGATAGATATTCAATTAGTCTTGACCTTGCTTTCTTTGAAAACTCTGAACCTGAAAATGTACTTAGAAATATTGTAAATCAAGGCGCAAACTTTTATGTAAAGAATAGCCAACAAACATTTGATATTGCTAGATTGTTTACTACTGATGAACAAACTGTTGAAAGTGTTGAAAATACTGAGTCGAATAATTTAGAAAAGAAGCTAGCAAAAAGAACCTTTGAAGAATCTGGTAATTATACAATAAAGCCTTTTAAAGTTGGGGTGCGGGAAATGGCAAGAGTTCCTTTGTCATCTACAACTGTAGATGGAGTAACAACATTTTCGTATGATGCCAACGCAGATCCAGTTTATACTCAATCTGAATTAATAGACCAGAAGCCATTTAATATTGGAACAGTTGATGAGGCTTCAACAAAAGTTATATTTCAAGTAGACCCATCTACTGCTTATATCAATGGTTTTAGATATGACTTTCAAGATAAAATAAATTTAATATCAGATAAAGCAAGAGATGATTCTCATGTAAAGATAAAGAAAAATATTAATATATCTTTACAACAAGGTAATTATATAGAACTGGATGTACATGATAATCCTCATTATCAGCTAAGTGGTAATAATCCAAGAACTAATGTTTCGTTTGGTGGCTTTGCTGCTACTGATGACGTTGCAGCATCACCAACTAAACCATGGACAGTTGATAATGTAAGAGCTGCAAATATTAATAGTCAAACTACTTCTACTGGTTATAATAACTCAAAGGTAAAGTCAATTCAATTTGTTTCATCTCAGTTAAGAGATGTAAGAAAGAGTGACGGAACTAATTATAAATCAGTTATTGGAACGACGACAGGTTATAATATATCAAGTAATCCTACTGCAGCTGGTGTTACTTTTGGAGTAGCTCATAATTCTTCACCTACAGCAACCTATAGAGTTTATCTTCATAATAAATCAACTTTTCAAGATATATTAGATACATTTCCACATTTTGTAAATAGAAAAGGATTAACAGATGGAACCGCTCCATATCAACTTGGTAATCATTCGCCAAGTGAATTAAATGTTCTCGGAACACAGGTTGCATCTAATGCAATTACTGTTAATAATACATCAGAAAATTCTTTAGTGTTTCGATTGCCAGCAGACGCGGTTCAAAGAGTAACAAGAGTTAAATATACTAAGTATAAAAAATTTGAAATTACAGTTGGCACCAGTAATATAACAGGAACCTTTGGTGGCGATGGAAAGACTGTTGAAATACCATTAAACACTTCTTCTGCGGTCGGTGGATTACTAAATGGAGAATCTCTCGTAGGTACATCAAAAACTGATAAGTTTGATTATTTGGTTACTGTAAAAACAACACGAACAGGTGAGTCTGCTTTACATACCTCTACTGATCTGCAAGCTGCAGGAGTCGATGCTCAACCTGGTATTGATGGTACATTTGAAAGACTAGTAAATCCAAGACATTTTGAAATTAAAGATGGTGCTACAAGTGCACAGGTTGTATTAAAAGGTTTAGATGGAGTTGACCATCACTTTGCATTTAAAGAGGATGATGTAGTTACTGTATTTGCTCCGGTTGAAGTTGAAGTTGGTGGAGATGACGGAGGAGCAGTTGGAAGACAAAAAATAAAAACAAGCCATATTCAAAACATAGGAGGAGTTACATATTCTTCTGGTACTGTTATTGAATTAGATAAAGCCGATGTTATAATTTCTTCGATTGGTAGTACATTATTATCGCTAGGAGAAAACTTTGAAGTAATTGATGACGGATTAAACGACCCTGAATTTTATAGAAAGCCAAAGATTAGACTAACTCAAAGTGTTACTTTTACTGGGTCAAATGATATTCTCTTTGATTATTATAAACATGGAGAAGGAGATTTCTTTTGTGTTAACTCTTATGGTAACTATTCTTTAAGTGCAGAACCATCATTGAAGTATGAACAAATACCTCGATTTAATAATCAACCTTTATCAGAATTTCTTGACTTCAGAGTTAAAGAAACTTTTCTAGCAGAAGATGCAAGAGATGTAGGAGACTCTCAAGTAGGACCTATATCTTTAGTTCCAAATAGAACATGTCAGGTTGATATGAATTATTATGTTGGACGATTTGATAGATTAATTATTGGTGACAATGGTGTAATTGAAATTGTAAAAGGTCTACCTTCAGAAAATCCGGTTGTACCACCTGAGCCAGAGAATTCAATGACTTTATATACAATCTTTATGCCTCCGTATACTAGGTCAGCAAAAACAATTAATACTCGATACATAAACAATCAGCGCTCAACAATGAAAGATATTACTCGTATTAAAGACCGGGTATCTGCCATTGAATATTATTCATCTCTTTCACTTTTAGAGAATAGCGCATTACAAAAGAACTTAATTAATGAAGATGGTTCAAGTAGATTTAAAAATGGAATTATAGTTGATAACTTTACACAGGATAAAACTGCAAATGCTTTAGACCCAAATTATTTGGCGGCAACTGATAAGACTAATGGTATATTAAGACCATATTTTCATTCTAATCAATTTAGATTGTTTTATAAATTCCCAGCTGGAATAGCAGCAAATCAATCGAGTGCAGCAAATTATGTCGATAGAAGTACTACCGAAGTAGAAGATTTCTATATCAATAATAGCCCTAACAATTTTAAGTTTAATGTATTAACCCAGAAGGTAGACCCCAAAACTGGTCGACCACAACAACTTAATGTAGTAGGGTTTACTATTAATACAATAGATGACATTAATACCAATGGAGTATATACTTTATATAATCCAAATACAAATGGTTTTCCTGAGTATCGATATGTTTCAGGCAATGTTGCTTTATCAGAATCTTCTCGTAGAATTGTAAAAGTAACAAGTGAGGCCGGTGTAACCAGATGGGAAATCCAATCTATAAAGGCAGATAAGACTGGTTATGAAACTTTATATTTTTCTGAATTACCAGGATTTGCTGGTATTGGCGCACCTTTACCAAATTTAGTTGCAGGCGGATGGAAAAATGTTAATCTTGAAGATATGCCAAATGTAAAGATTACTTTACTTCTAGAAGAACGTGAAGGTGGAGAAGAAACAAACCCCGAATCAGCTTCAGCAAAACTAGTTGATAGAATTGTTCGAACAGGACAAAACAATCGAGAAATGTTAAGTCTTTGGAATGGAACTAAAGAAGAATTATTTAATCAACCTAATGCATCAAGAACTGTATCTGTACAACCTTATGAAGTAACTCAATATGAAGGTATCGTAAAACTTTCTCCCTCAGGCGATGAATGGATTGATACTAATAGACGACCAGCTCAAATAATTCAAGATAATACCGCACTGGAAGTGTTAACATTCTTAGATGAAAACACAGATGTTTTTGAAGGTGTATTAGGCGCAGAATGGAATAATTGGGAAACACTTTCACAAGGATTGCAATCAACTTCTGATACATTTGTTACTAATCGTGGTGGGTTTGTGATTGACACAATTGAAATAGATGAAAGTAGAGTCGGGACTAATACAACTTTAGAATCAAATACTACAATTGAAGAATCTCAAGGAGACCGGGTTGTAAACATAAACATTGTACCATTCATTCGTTCTCGTGATATATCAATTTATTGTAGTGGTCTGAAACCCAATACAAGATTATATTTCTTCTTTGACGGAAAAGATGTTACTAGGTATGTAGCAGCAACAGAAAATTTCCACGAATACTCTATACATGAACAGGTTAAAGAATATAATGATGAGTTAGAACCAGATTCAACAGTAGCTGGAGGTCCTTTCCAAACTCCTGCTACAGGCGCAAACCATTATGATTTACCTTTATTCTCTTTAGCTGAAACTGGAGAGTTCTTTGGTACACTTAGAATACCTAATAATGAAAATATGAGATTTAGGACTGGGTTAAAACAATTTAAAGTTACTAGCTCAAGTACTAATAATGAAGAAGAAGCCGATACTATTGCAGAAACTACATACTCTGCATTTGGGTTAAATCAAACTATTGAAGAAACAATTACGTCAACTCGAGTACCTGAAATTGTAACAACACAAATATCTGAAAGACGAACTCGTGCAGTTGAACGACAAAGATGGCTATGGCGAAGAGACCCTATCGCTCAAACTTTTACTATACCTGAAATATACGGAGATGGTGTTTGTGTAACTGATATTGATATTTTCTTTGCAGAAAAGCCAGCATTCCCAGTAGATGTTCAAGTCTATTTAGTTCCCACAGAATCGGGTATACCAACCAATAAAGTTATACCTGGTAGTAGAGTATCATTACCTAATTCTCAAGTTAAGGTGCCACAAAATGGTAGAGATGAAACAGATGCAAGTAAAATTGAAGGAACCAACTTCTTATTTGATTATCCGATTCATTTAAAGGCAGGTTGTGAATATGCGGTGGTTGTATTCTCGCCATCACCAGACTATAGAGTTTGGGTGGCAGAATTAGGTCGGCCAAATATTATGAATGCCAATATTCCAATCACTACAAATTCTGATATTGGTGTCTTACTAAAATCTCAAAACACTAAAACTTGGACAGCCGACCAAACTAAAGACTTGATGTTTAGATTACATAAAGGTATATTCAAATTGAGTCATACATTTGAGTTTAATACTAAAGCATCAACTGAAGCTACCCAAGGGCTCGGCGAATTTAGGACAGCTACCGGTGAAAGAAATATTAGACTATCATCATTTAATATTGCATCGGATACATTAAAAGTACCAGGTACAACACTTACATTTGATATTGACTTTAATAAGAAAGGTGGAGGCAATTTAATTAATCAAGAGTTTGGAATACCTGATACTCTTCTTGCTAAAACAACATATGAATTAACCTCTGCTATAGATACTTATCGTGGAGGTTCAGATGATATCGATAATATTGTTGTAAAAGCTACTATGACTGGTAAAGATAGAGGCGATGGATTTTCAGATATAACACCAATGATAGATTTGGATAAGCATTCGTTATTTACGTTTGATAATGTTATTCAAACATCTGCTCAGGCTAAAGTTGATGCTGGAACTGTTTATACCCATATTAATGAAGCTCGAAAAGCGCAATTTGGATTTGTTACAAAGAATATTAAATTAGCAAACCCTGCTGATGAATTAAAAATCTTTATGAAAACAAATCGATTGGCTGCAAGTGGAAACTTAGAAGTCTATGCAAAAGTTAGAGGGGTTGGTGATGATTGCCCTTGGGGTAACAAACTTTGGGAAAAATGTTCTGTTGCAGATTTAAGTGGTAAAACAGAAATTGATATTGGAGGATATTCACCATCAATAGCAATCAATGGTGATTTAGATACCTTTAGTGAATCAGAGTTTATACTAAAAGCAGAAAACATTCCTGCAGGAGATACCGATATCAATGAAATTATTGAATATGCTTTGAAAATCGGATTTGTAAATGACACTTCTGACTCTGCTAAAATTGTTAAAGTAAAAGATTTAAGGGTAATAGCGACTGCATAATATGACAATAAAAATTAAAGGACATGAAGATTTTATTAGAGATGCTTATAGTGGCGCAGTGATAAATACTAATAAACAAGAGTATATAAAATATAAAGAGAGAAGAAGATTAGCTAAAGAAAAGGAACAACAATTTGAATCTCTTTCACAAAAAGTGGAAAGATTAGAAAAGTTAGTACATGAACTTACAAGACAACATAAAGATTAGTGGAGAAGTAAGTTTTACTATTACCGATAAAGAAGGTAAAGTAAGAACTCATACTCAACCGAACCTGATTACAAATCAAGGAATGGAATATCTTGTTGCTAAGTTGTTTGGTAAAGATGATAAACTTTATGCTACTATAGGTCAGCCTACATGGGCTAGTCTAGCCTCCACTGCAGATAAAACAAATTATCATATACAAGAGATTGTTGTTGGAACTGATAATACCGCAGCAGCAAAAACTCAAACATGGGATACTTTAAAAAGTACAGGAAAAAAATTAGTAAAGTCAATTACCAATATGAAAATAGATGAAACCACAGAAGGTATTGGTTCATTTTTTTATCAGTCTACATTTGATTCTCAAGTGGCAGATACTTTGATTACTAATGGAAATGAAGAAGCAATAAGGGAAGTTATGCTATTGGCAAAATATGGAGATTATGATTCACCTCAAGAGTCTGTAGTAGACCCCCGTTTAATTGTATCTAGAACTGTACTTCAACAACCATTTATAAAATATACATCCGATAAGGTTGTTATATCTTGGAAACTAAAACTTGGATGATTTAAAAATGTCTACTATATTACTTAGAAATCAACTTACCGATACAAAAGATTATAAAGTTACTGACGTAGCTTTAACTGGTGTTTCTTTTGATGCAGCTCGAAATGAGACAACAATAAATGTTGCATCAACAGATACTCGGCATGATGCTATTTCTATTGGTCAGTATATCATTCCTATGAGACAGGGTAATCCTTTTTCAAATACGACTGGTTATAATAGTTTAGATATTCTTCACCCTGAGAAATCTTTACAAATCATTAATAAGATTAGTGGTACATCAGAAAGAAAATTAGTTTTACAAGGAGACCAAAGAGAAAAATTTCCTGGTGCAAGTGGATTAGGTATTGCTGGAAATGGTTCACCTGAAGGTTATAATACAGCAATTAATGTTTCTAAAATAAAAAGAAATAGAAAATATAGAATTGTAACAACAGGAGAGACTACCTGGAAATATTTTGGTGATTTACATAATAATGCAAATGAATCTACAGAAGGTAGCAGATTAGCCAGTGTTGGAACAACTTTTGTTGCTAAATCTTCTGGTACATCTACAAGTGCAGATGAAGCCGATTCACCAATTTTTGATATTGGACCATATTTTGGTGGCATTGGTGGAACAGACCTTTCTTATACAATTAATTCTACAGGCATTACTGCTGGAAGAGAAACCACAGATGTAATTGGAAGATATGATAAAGTAAGTGATTACTTATACCAAAATGAAACAAATGATATAGTAATTCAAAAAATTGGTGCTACTGATAATAATATAACAGGAAGGTGGACAATTTGGAATAGAAGTACAGGAAAGATTTATTTTGAAGATAAGCAGGCTTCATCTTCTAGTTCTTATAGATTTGATTCACCACTTTTAAGTGATACTACAAATAGACCTGGAATAGGAAACATTCCACCACAAGCTAGTACATCTGCAGGAAATGCGCAATCACCAAGAATTGAATGGAATGATAGAACAGTTAGTGTACCAACGCAATTTCAATATACTACATTTTCAAGTGCTGCTGGCACAGTCATTGAAGTGGCCCATGTTAGTTCTATGTTTGGATTAAATAGACCTCTTTCAAATACAGATATTGATAATAATTTTTCACATATAGAAAATAGTAAACTAGCTTCTGATGGTTCACAACCCGTAGATGGTAACTTAATAGTGAATGGAAGTTTAACTGCGGACTCTGCAAATATTTCAACTCAGATCGTTTTTGATGGTGCTCAACCATTTTCTTCAAATACTGGTCTTACATTAGGGGGCAGAGATTTAGAAGTTAATAATATCAGACTTTCAGGTACTATTAATGATGATGCTCTATTTAAAACATATGGGATAACTGGGTTTCCACATTCATTTATTGCAGATTATAATCCTAAGTATAGCGGAATTGAACCAGTCACAATTTTATATTTTAGTAATGTTTCTGATATAACCACTGGACAAAATATTTCTACATTAGGAAATAGTAAAGCTGGAAGAGTACGAAGAGTTAATTCTGAATATAATTATATTCAAGTATCAGAACTTAATTCTGTAGATAAATTTGTAGTAGGTGATACTTTATCAGGTAAACCAAGTTTAGGTCCAATTCTAAGAGTTCTCAACCCTGAAGATTATCTAAAAGTTGGACAGAATTTACGTATCTTTGGTCTTAACCAAAAAGATGACCCACTTAAAACTTATACTGGTCATAGCTCACCAAATCATCTTATATTTAGTACTAGTACACCAGGAGCTCCTACGACTACAGGTCGATTTGAAATAGCTGGTGGTAGAACCTTTAGTTATAAGATAGCTTTATTTGATACTTTATCTGGTAAGATAACTGGTCTATCATCTGAATCGACTGTAAATCAGGCTCCAAATATTTTAGATTGGGATAAAAATAATTATATTCAATTAACAAACATTGCAAGAAGAACTGCTAATGACCTTGTATTAATTTATAGAAAATCAAATGATGAGGCTACATATCACCTAATTGAGATTTTAGGGAATGAAGATTTTGGAGGAACAGATTTAACAACTCTTACACATAATGATTATGGCGCATTTAATAAACCACAATGGAGTAAATTAAATAATGCTGGATATCATTATACTGCAGATGCTGGAATGGTTTATGTACCAATTACTGAAAATGAAAGAACCAATGTGGGAGGTATATTAGGTTCAAGTAAAACGAACATACCATATGTTGGAGAACAAAACAAATATTCTAGAGGATTTTTAGATACTAGAGTTGCATCAGAAATGACAATTCCTAAACTTAATTTAAGTGCAAGTCCATCTTACTTTAGAATTACTGAAACTGCTTTTTGTACTGGCCCTACCAATGGTCTTTCTGGTGTTGCAAATAGACTAAATGATTCACCAAACATTCAATTAAATTGGTATGATTATGCAGGTGGTTTTCAAAAATTTAATAGTCCATTAGATAGTAATGGTTCTGCTAACCCTTTGATTGGTTCTCAAGGAAGTAACTATGGTAAGGTAAATGAAATAGAATTTTTCATTGATAATAGTAGAATGGTTGATGGGCCTGACTCAGGAATTACTGGTGGAATACAAAAGTTAATCCAAGATAAAATTGCAGAAGGTAGTAGAAGTGTTAGATTACCAGGTGGAATATATCATTCAAAACTAATTACTCTTCCAAGTGATTTTAAACTTCAAGGTGCTTCTGATAGGAATACTTCAATCAAAGCAATTCCGTGGTTAGACGATTCTTTAAATACTAAAACAATTTACGGAGGTAATGTTTCTGAATTATATGGAAATTTTGGAGACATAACTGCTAATGATACTTTTGGAATATCAAAAACTTATAAAACAAAAACTGCATTAGATTTCTACCCCGAAACTATTACTGGTGAAATCGGAACAACGTCTACATTAACAGATGGCATCTCTAGATTTTTCAATGCAGTAGAGTCAACCACTAAATTAAATTCATCTTTTGGAATATTCGAAAATGTATTTGGTGGTCAAAAGGCATATGCTCGAGCTGTTTTAGAATTTGACGGAAAAGATAATGTAGAAGTTGCTGATATAAAACTTGATGGTAATCTTATAAATCAAAGTGTAGTTCGAATGAACTTAACCGGAAAAAGTAATTTTACAGTGTCAGGCCAATTAAGTAAAAATATTTCATTGAAGAATGTATCTATTACAGATAATGTTCTTGGCGGATTTTATGGAGAAGAAATTGCTGAAGGTATTATTGAAGGTAGTATTGTTAGAAATGGCGGAA